CTTTTCCAAATCCTGGGCGAGGGGATGCCATTTCCCTTTCTTCACGTAGTAGTAGCGCCCGTGTTTCAGGTAGACACAGGCAGGCAAGTGCCGATCTTTTTTTCGTCTTCTCATCGTGCCAGGCGTAATTGAGGTGTTTTACGTTGATGGTGATCAGCACCGCCCAGGCGCTTCTCGACCACGGACTTTAGCACTTTAATTGCGCCGTCCGCATCTGTTTCGAATCGATAGCCATGCCGGCGCAGCCAGCGGGCCTGGGCACTGGGCCGACACCTCCCGGTCAGATCGCGCAAGTCTTGTTCGGCTAAAAACATCGAAAATTATTCCAATTTTATTCCTAAGAACTTCCCGGTGGCGTCCTGCAGTTAGCAGGAATCCCAGAACAACCACAGGAAGCCGCGTGCAGGCATTCCCCGTCGTCGTTGTGGTAGCCCTCGTGATGGCCACACGGACAGAGCTTTGGATTGTTGTTTGGGTAACACCATGACGGCACGTAAGGCCCGTCATCAGGCGGCCCCTTATAGGAATCAGAAACTGGTCCTGGCACTACAATTCCTCCCAGGGATTCTCTCCCGTCTCATCAATCAGCGCCCGGCTAAATTCGTTGAAATTCAACAGCCCATACCCATGGATTAATTTTCCATGAGCCTGGCCCGTTGATTGATTCCCACAGGACAGCAAATCGGTCTATGACTTCATCACCGTCGATCTCACCATCTTCTAGTGCATTTAGCTCAATTCCCTCGGCGATAGCGTCTGCGGGGAAAATGGTTTGCAGTCTTTCAACGAATATATGGCGAATTTCCAGCCAAATACGAGCGTGTTTCTTTGGCATAAAAATTGATGGTGTCCATTTAATCTCGTTGTCAGGCTCAAGCATTCCATCGTCTTCTTCAGTAGCCTTATAAATCGGCCCACCAGGACTTTCGCAAAAAGTCTCTCGCACCCATAGCAAGTCGCCCGGTTCTCCGTATGGGCATCGAATCGGTTTACTGGTTTTAAAGTCATATAGGCTGGAACCGTCGCCAAGATTGTCGAAGCAGTCTCTTTGTGGTTTCACAACTCTGCGTGTCATGGTCTTATGGCCTTGCAGGATCGCTTGTACCATTGGGGTGCTGAATAAAATCGGACGCTCTTTGCTCAATTCACCCCTCTCCAAATAAAATCGCCCTTGTCCTCGACCATGGCGGGTTCGGTGTCTTTGCAGGGGCATACATGCCCTCTAAGATGCTCGGCAACTGGCATCCAGAAATTGCGCACGACACCGCCGGGAACGTGGTTATCTTCGTCCGCATCCTCGAGCCCGAACTGCTTTATTACAAATCGTGCGTCGTTTCTATCAGCCCGAACAATGTCGGAGCCAACGCGCCTGGATAGGCTCACGTGATACTCGGGCCCCTTGTCAATGTCGTCAGCGTCACGCGCCACTTCGACGCAAGACATCACGCAAAGCAGCCTTTCAACGTGCATCCAATAATGGCCGAAATATCCTTGGGTAAACTCCCGGGGAATCTCTCCCAGGAACCGCCATTCAGCCGTGGTTTTAGGTGCCAGTGGTTGGATAATCACATTCATAATCTTCGCTCCGTATCTTTTTCTGGCCAAACCAGCGCGTCCGCTTTGCCAGTGAAAACCAGCCAGGCCACCTTGAATCGATTCACCATCGATGGGTCTCCAAGCCTCCTGGCAGGAACCCACATTCCGTCGATGGGCGTGGCGGCATGGTTTAGTGCCCTCTCCTTGATGAGCAAATCAGTAACTTTCTCAACACTCGGTCCCCATCGATTCAGCATCACGCCAGCACCCCAACCGCCGCCAATATAAAAATGGCCACCAGAAGCAACAATTTGGAAACCTCTAACGGATTAACTTCGGGACGGCCTGGCCGCCTCAGTCCGGGCTCCACTGCTCGGGGCACATGATTGCTGCATTCTGGAGGCGGGAATTGTTCTTCTTCGGCGTCCAAGGGAAGGCCCGTCTCAAGCCACTTCATAAACCGGCGGATCGATTTCCGATCAGCCGCTACGCAGTCCTCTCCCTGATCGTCAGAGAACCGAATCCAGAGTAAATTAAGTAGCCTGACAGGCAGGGGCTTAGGGTCGTGCTTGAGAATCTCGCGATACAGGGTCAGCATGTCCGATGGGTGCAAGCCTGGACCACCGACGCCGCGAACGCGTTCAGCCCAATCACCCAGGGATTCCAGGTGGTCGCCCATTGGCTCATTGTCACAGCAGGAACCGCATGAATTGCTAACCAGCGTCCACCAGCTATCATCTGTGGATTCGGATTCATGCCACTCCCGCCAAAGAGCTCCGCAGACCTTGCAGCGGTGTGTTGGTGCAACTTTCTGATTCATTGCGCGGATTCCTTATCGCTATCCCACTCTGGAATAAATAGCTGGCAGTGGCCGCCAGGCGACAACATAGTCATTGATGTAGACGTTGGCGTAGTCCCAGTTAAAAACGGTCTCCCACCACCCCTCGTGAAAAAAGAAGGCATCTTTTTCCTCGCAGTACTCGTCGTAGTCATCTTCCTCTCCCGTTGTCTCTTCGAAGAAGCGCGGCAGGTGGTGACCGACTACCCGGTACATCTTTCTGCGCGAATCACGGCAAAGCACCAAGACTGGCTTTCCGGGCTCTGGTTTAGTGTCGGGGGATATCCAGCCAGTTTTATTCACCGTGAAACCTCCCTACTCACGCCAACCGTGATCTGCGCCAGGTTCTTCATCGGTATCCAGGCCGATTAAGATGGCGAGTATCGCGGCGATCAGTGTGAAAATAATTCCAGCAAGAAATCCGAATAAGAATTCCATGGTCAGCCCTCCGTGGTTACTCGTCAGGTTCTTCGACAATCAGGAACCGCAGGTCCAGGTCGGTCTCTTCCGGGCACACGCCCAGGATGAGCTCACGCTCACACGCCTGGTCGGTGTCCTCTTCGTAGGGCTCGACAGCGGCAGCCGGCTCGTAGTTCCAATCCTGGAAGCAGCTGATCAAGCTGCCGTTGTCGATGAACCAGGGTGCGGTGAAGGTTGCGAAAATGATTGAGCAGAATGTAGACATGGTGTTCTCCTGTGTTTATTGCGTTGCTTCCTATTGCTTGAATTGCCTGGAACCGCCGTTCTTGGCGAATAGGCGCAGGTCCTTTGTGGCGCGCTCTGCCTCTATCGCTGTCTCGAATACAAACCCGTCCTCGGCAGCCTTCAGGTGCGCGGGCACTCCGTCGTCGAAGGTGATCTTGGTGTTGTGGTGGTCGTAATCAGAAATGTCGACAACGAAGTAGGTGCCACCCACTTCGGGATGCTCGACCGGCTCGTGCTGATAGTCGCCGTAATACCAGCTGATGGGCTTTGCTTTGATGATGGCGTCAGAGAGCCTCAGCACGTTCAGGTCGTCGAGGTCATGCCGCTCGTCTAGCTGACCGCGTAGCCGGTATTCATACCGCGACATGACCTGCTCCAGGCTCAGGTTGGTTTTGGTCATCGTGTCCGCTATCTCGTATAAAAGATTGGCTTTATCGCTCATCGGGCAGTGCTCCTAACAGTTCGGGGATTGATCGTTCCCCACCAGGATGTAGTGGGGAACCGCTTTCTCGCTGTCGGATCGGTCCAGCTGATGGAACCGCAGGTGCTTACCGCAGACCTTCCGCAACGAGTTGAATTTGTCGAAATAGAAAACGCGATCTGGAAAGATCGCCGGGCCAGTCACCTGGAAGCCGGCCTGCAGAGACTCACCGCCAGGGATGACGCCGACGATCTCGCCGTAAGCCGACTGATAAGCGCCTGGCAGGACCACCAGGTACACGTCGGATCCGGCTGCCACCAGGTAGCGATCGCGCGATCGGTCCTGTGCGATCGCCGGCAGGGTGACCAGGATTAAGATGATCAGAAACCTGGCCATGATCACATCGGCGCTATCATGAGGCTGTAGGGAACCGTGGCCGCCAGGGCAGCCATGATCAGGTATTCAAGGCAGATCAGCGTCCAGCGCCAGGCAGTTGCTATTCGTTGTTTGGTGGTGTTTTTCATACTCTGACCTCATTTGTTCGGGGCCAGAATACAAGACAAACTTGTATTTATCAATAAATAAAAAATGGTTTCACGTGAACCGGTTGCCAGGAATACAATTTGCCAATGGAAAATCTCGGGAAAACAGCGGGATTCGTGGCGCTGCTGCTGGCAGCCTGGGTCGGTCTTATCGTGTACAGCAACCAGGCAGTGGATCCTGGCAGCTACGAGATCCTGGGAGGGCAGGCCATATTCACGTTTGTCGAAGTGGATCCGCAAACAGGCGTCAGTGACTCTGAACTTGCCCGGCTATCGAATCAGATTTGCGACGGGGAGCCAGTTTGTGGCGTGATGTACTGGACTGACAGGAGTGAGGCAGCCACCGAGCTGCCAATGACTGAAGCCCAGCTCGAGTCGATGCTGGCTCAATTCAACATCAACCGGAATACTGGGCTGGAAGAACTCGTACGGTTTTGAGTGTTTAGGTGGTGAAGTCCTGGAACAGGACGGCATATTCCACTTTGCCGATGCACTTTGCCTCGGGGTCGGTGATCGTGCCGTAGTCTTTATTGATCGCCTGTAGGATTTTCTCCGGTCCATTTTTCCTGAAACGCCTGCATACTACCTCTCCGTCGGCCAGGTTGAATATTCCTATTTTCCCTGCCGATATGGATTTTGAGGGACGGACAATCAGGGTGGCACCTTCCGGGATAGAGCCTGCCTCGTCACCGTGCATCGAGTCATCTTGCATGATCGTGGCAAACCAGTTGCTTTCCACGACGCCGTAGAACAGCGTGAAGGTGTCGACGGATTTCAACGATCTTGGAAAGTTCGAGATTTGCTTGTCGGTGAGTAACGGCAGGCTGTTTATCTGGGGTTCCGTGTTGCCGTCCGGGGAGTGGTGCTGGTTACCGAATCGTAGCCAGCCGGCGTTGACGCCGATTACCTGTGCAATTTTCTCGATTCGTCGAGGGTTCAGGACCTCTCCTGACTCGATTTGATTGATTGCCTGTTGTGATAAGCCAACGGCATCGCCCAGTTGTTTTTGAGTGATACCAGCCTTGATTCTGGCGTCACGAAGTCTCTTCCCTAACATAAAATCACCTTACAACTTCCAGTTGTGGCAGACAAAACTCTAATATTGGTTGCCAAAAAACAAGTCCAGCTTGTATATTTGCGACCCATGGCCGATAAATCCTTTGAAGTTGAGTTCTCCAAAGCACTTGGTTTTGCCAAAAGCCAGGCACGAATTGGGGAGATCTGTAACGTCTCGCAGCAATCAGTGAGCCTGTACCGGGCTAATCGAAAGATGCCGGTGAAGCGGGCTGAGCTCCTGGTCAAGCAGTTCCCGGATCTCGACTTCAAGATCCTGATCGGGGTCGATTCCGACGATCTGTAACCGGCCGCGCCTCACAGCTTTTGGCCCACGCAACCACAACAACAACCAGGAGCCCGCGTATGGCCGCCAGAACCTTGAGTGTGAAAGTCATTGTCAAAACGCCCCTGAAAAAGGGCTTGGATGAGCTGATCGACGAGCTGACCGCCCGCCTGAAGAAATCAGAAATCAGCCAGGAGGATTGCAACTACATCGTCGACGCAATGGATCGCAACATGGCTCAGCTCTACACCACGCGCCAGATAACGGTGCCGAAGGAAAAGGGCGGACCGCTGGTAGCGCTCGAGGTCGGGGCCAGCGACACCTTCTGGACAGTTCTTTCCTTTCTCAAGTGCGGGCACATCGATTCACTTCTGACCTATGTGAAGGCAATGGATGACCGCCGTCTCAATCAATCTGAAACAACATAATCAAACAGGGGCTATTCAATGAAATGGTGGAAGAGTCACAGTGATCTCTATCAAACGCCGGAAATGATCAAGCTGGTAAACCGGTTCGGTTTCGCCGGTGCCGGGTTCTACAACTTCTGCAAATCGCAGATCGCCATGGACGTCAGCAAGGAGAATCTGACCTTCGAATTGCGCTATGACGTCGAGACCCTGGCGATCATGGGCAGGGCCGAGGAAACCGACTGCCAGGCCATGCTCGACTACCTGGTCGAGCTCGGTTTACTCGAGTTGAGGCAGGGGAAAATCACGTGTATGGCGTTGATTGGTGAGATTGAGAACTCCATTGTAAAAAGCCCGCAGATCAAAGACTTGCAGGAGCGCTTAAAAAAGCTGAAGGCGGAAGGGCGGCCCGACCCCGGAAGCGAAAAAGCAAGCCGGGATGATCCTGAACCTTCCGGGACAGTCCGGGATGATCCGGGACAGTCCGGGATGGTCCGGGAAGAGTTCGGACTAGATTTAGATTTAGATACTACTACTCCTAACTATTCAATAATCCCGCGCGCGTTTAAACCGTCGCACTTGTGCCTGAAGCTTTTGGAGGACGACCTGGTGCCTCCGTGGTTCATCGATGAGTACTTGCGGGAATTTCGGCTGTTCTGGTCCGAGTCAGGTGCCCGCAAGGCTTCCTGGTCAATGATTTTTTACCGGCAGTGCGCTGAGCAATGGCGCCTGCAACGCCCAAGTGGCGATGGGGGTGGCTATGCTGCTCGACGACAGGCAGAAGTTAATCATTGAGACCGCGATGGCAAATCCGGCCCTGCTGACACGCTGGGAGCAGAGTTTCGTCAAGAACATCGACGACCTGCGCTACCGGTACCGGGCCCGGAATTATTTCCTGACCAAGGCACAAGACGAGATTCTTGAGCAGATCGGCCGCAAGGTGGAGCACGTCTTCCCCCGGGATAAGCGCCCAGGCATCGAGGATCACCTGCTGGAACACCTGAAAAAAATGTTCGGTTAGACGCATGGACAACGAGAAAAACTACCCGCCAGAGCTGCTGAACCAGCTGAAGTCAGCTGACAAGGGAGTAAGCGTTCGGGGAGGGTTGACGGAAGCAGGCACGCGGATCCTTACCGCCGCAGGATCTTTCCCGGCCACGTTTAACACGAACGACCTGATTATCAGGATATGGGAACAAACTGGCAGGGTTGAAAAGCGATCATGTCTCCAGTCCAGCTACGCAAGTTTGATCAGGGGCGGCTGGCTCAAGCGGGTCGAGCATGGGCGTTACCAGGTGGCTAAGAAGCTGGATTCCGAGGGGAAGCAGGCCTCCGCGAGCCCCAAGCCGACACCACCGATCCCCGATGACCAGGTGACCCGAATCTGTGCGGAGTGTGGTGACGTGATAGATCTGACTGGCAGGATCGGAAAGCTGGAACAGAACGGCAGGGCGTTTTGCTCTGCGCAGTGTTTGAAAGAATTCAGGCGAAGCGGGTTGTGAGGATTAGTGAGACTGACCGAGGAAGAATACCAGGCCCTGGTGGCCGCCAGGCAGAAAAGCCAGGCTACCCCGCATCCGGACGCCGGCAAGGTCGAGGATCCCGGCACACACCAGGTGATCGCTCGGGCCAGCACTCTGACCGGCCCGGCCGGTATGAACAAGACCGAAAAGCGCTACCTGGACGAAGTGCTGACCCCGAAGGTCAAGACCGGTGAGATATTCAGGGTCGACTTCGAAACGGTGCGGCGCCGGATCTCCATCGAGGGAGCCAGGTGCTGGTATCTGATCGACTTCGAGGTCACCTTGACCAACGGCGCGGTGGAGTACCACGAGGTGAAGGGCCCTCACATCCACGAGGATTCCCTGATCAAGTTCAAGGCAGCAATGCAAATTTACAGACACTACCGCTGGGTGATGGCTCAGGACGATGGTGAGAAATGGGTAATCAGGCTCGACAGCCGGCAGGCAGACAGGGTGCCGGGGTTCTCAGTTGGACACGGGTAAATGCGTACTACCTGGATTCCGTCGGCGGACGATATCGAATCAGCAAAATCAACGTAAGTGACGGGACGATCTACCTGGCGTTCTGCAGAGAGCGCCGGCAGTGGGTCGACGGGAACAACCCGAAGAGCTGGAGCGCGTACGACACCGGACTGATTGCAAAATGTAAGACCGCCAGGCAGGCCATGGCAGTTTGCGAGCAGTACGAATTCGATTACCAGGCCAGCAATGTTGATGGGATGTACTATGGCGTCGGTTTTACTGGTTAAGTTTGATCAGGAGCGCTACAAGGAACACATGCAAGATTGGGCAGACTACGTGCGACGGGTCGATGGCCATCAGTCGGGCTCGTTCGGCACCGCCAGCGCCATGCCAAACCGCCTGGGGTTCTACCGGGGTGGCCAGGAGAACATCCTGCGGAAGAAGCCCTACACAGCCCGAGGCAGGCAATCCGAATCCGATGCCCCGAAGCAGTTCTATCCCGAGGGCTTCGACACCGAAGAATTTATCAGCATGGCAGTGGACAACCTGCGCCAGGCAAACCCAGGCGCCGCCGCCGCCGTTGAGCAGCAATTTCTGAAGCGTGGAGCCAGCTCTGAAAAAGCAGAGCGACTCGGCATCACCCTGCCGCTGTACAAGAATCGCTTGGCCATCGCCAAGACCTACATCTGCGCCTACATGCGTGGACTGAAGCAAAAAACGACGTAGGCCCGTCAAATCCGCGAGATTTTATTTTTTCAAACTATTTACATCAAAAGATAATCTTCTTACTATCAGGAGCTATATTGTCACCAGAGGTGGCGGCAGTTCCTTTTCAAGCCCGGTGCGCACAGCGTCCCGGGCTTTTTTATGCCCGAAAATATGTGCTTCACAGACACCGAAAAGAGAGACCTGATCAACAAGGTCAACCAGCACGACGCTGACCTCTCGAACATTCGGACCACTATCCGAGTCTCTGTCACGTGCGCTTCCGTGTTCATGGGAATTATCATTAGCGGAGCCAGTTGGTACCTGAGTGACAAGCTGGAACAGTTGGATCCCCTGCTGATGAGTGATCGTGAGACCACGGTGGTTGTAGATCGTCTGGTGGAGGATGTTCGAGAACTCACCATCCAGGTGCGAAACATCATTCAACGGCTGGGATCGCTACAACAATGACCGCAGAGGAATCGCCGCAAGCAGAATTCACTTACAAGTTAATGCGCTTCAGCAGCGCGCCGTGCAGCACAGAAAGCCTGCTGATGGCAGGGTGTGAAGAGGGGGACATGCTGTTCCGCTGCTTCGCCCTCGAGGATGAGCACCGAGACGTCAAGGTGGCAGGCAAGACCCGGATCCCCGCCGGCCGGTACGAAATCAAACCGCGCACCAAGGGCATGCTGTATCTGGAATTGAAGAAAAAGTACCCCTGGCACGACAAGGGCATGCTGTGGCTGCAGAACGTGCCAGGGTTCAACTGGATATATTTGCATAGTGGCAACCGCCACGGCGACACCAGCGGCTGCATCCTCGTCGGTGACAGCCTGGTGTCAAACGTTGAAGAGGTGGGCGAGGGCTTTGTCAGCTATTCGGTGAACGCCTACCGCCGGCTCTACAACGAGATCCACGGGCTGCTTGAGAACAAGGTCAGAGTGTTTCTTCTCATCGAGGACCTGGCATGACTGGTGGCGCCTACTACATCGACGAGCTGCACGCGCGAGCCGTCGACAACGGGTGGGAGCTGACCAAGAAGCTGACGTTTTATTCAGCGGAACTGAACAGGTTTATCACAGCTTTTCCCGGGTTCTTTACCGACCTGGCCAGCGTCCCCAGACCGCTGCGCGCCATTGTCCCGGTGGCCAACAGTGTCTGGCGCCGTGCGGCGGTCACCCACGATCTGCTGTGCGACCCCATCACCCAGCAGTCCATGGGAATTACCCAGACCCAGGCAGACGCGGTTCTGCGGGAAGCCATGATATGCCTGGGGGTGCCGGCCAGGCGGGCGCAGATCGTCTGGTTCTTTGTCCGGATCTACCAGGCAACCTGGGGTAACCCAAAACGTAAAACAATCAGGCAGTCGACGAGGCTATGGAACAAATTTTCAAACTGGTGGCGCTCGAAATGAACAAGCTTGTCTTTCTCGTGCTGATGTTGCCCTCCCTGGTGTTTGGCCAGGATGTGTGTGAGGCCATTTCCATTGGTGGACCGACAACAGTGGCAGACGGTGCCTGGTCGGATCCGGCGACCTGGGGCGGCGCTGTGCCCGGAGCTGGTGAAAACGCGGAGCTCCGTCACGCGGTTACCGTCACTGATGCCACCATCGGGCAGCTGCTGGTGTGGGGCGATCTATCCGTAAATGGTCAACTTAACGCCAGTGGTTCAGTCGTTGTTTGCCCGGGTGGCTCCCTGGCTGGTGTCCGTGGGCAGATCGCCTTCGACGTCGACGATGATCAGCTGTCCGTAGGCAATACCCAGCCTGGCCCCGTGGCATCGATGCCGGATTTCCATCCGGACGATATCGGTTTGTGGGTTGTGGGTGGCAGCGTGGATCTGGCCGGCCCCGAGGTGACCGCCTGGGTGGATGTGGATCCTGCAGGCCAGCTCACCGACTTCGAGTATGGCTTGCGGCGCGCCGAAGCAATAAGCCCTGCAGGGACAGCGACACTGGCATCGATCCCGGTGGGCTGGATCCCGGGCGACCAGCTGGTCATCACCACCGAGCAGGGCCAGAGCAGCCAGGCTACCCTGGATGCAATTGACGGCCGACAAATTGAATTCACCGCCGAGACGGCACTGACTGGCTACGCGCTCGAGTACCAGGGCACCGTGGTCGTGCCGAAGATCGGCAACTTGTCCCGTCGCTTCCAGGTAGTCAGCCGCCAGGTAACACCAGGCAGCACCAATCACCGCGCCCACGTCATTGCCATGGGCGGCGCCACGGTCAACCTGCGCTACGTTGAGTTTCGCAACCTGGGGCCCCGGGGGATCCTTGGCAGGTATCCGGTGCATCTGCACCTGCTGCAGGAGACCACCGCAGCCGTGGTGGGCAACTCGATCTGGCAGGACGTGGCAGAAGGCGGTAACCGCTGGATCTCGATCCACGCCACCCAGGGCGCCACGGTAAGTGGCAATGTGATGTTTCGCAGCCTGGGCCACGGCGTCTTCATGGAAGACCGCGCGACCTACGACAACCAGGTGACCGGGAATCTGACCGTGGACCTGCAGCACGGGCACTTCAATCGACCAGGCAGGGGCGAGAAGGAATTTTACGAGGAAATCCCGGACATTCTGGACGAAGAAATTTTCGGCGGAACCAGCGAGGCCTCGAACCATTTCTGGACCCGGCAGGGCAACAACCTGGACGACAACGTGTCGGTGGGTTACATCGACGACTGGCCAGGCAACCGATTCCCGCACTCAAACGGCATGGTGATCCTGCCGAGTGACAACCCCGCGCCCACGACAGTGAACAACTACCAATGCCTGGGCTGCGGTGGTTTCGGCACCTGGTCCTACGTGGAACAGCTCGCGGAATTCAAGGGCCTGCTGGCCACCTACAACCGCACCAATGGCTGGTACCCGGTACTGAACAACACGCAGCTGACCGATAGCCTGCTGGCCATGAATGGTCGCTCTACCTCCTGGGCTGGGCAGATATTTCTCAATAGCTCTGACGCGCGGGTAATCAACTCCCACCTGGTGGGCGGCATCGGCGTCCATAGCCATTACTTCGGCTCAACCACGTTTGAGGGTGGCAGCATCAACGCAGCCTATCCGCTCGACCAGTCATACTGGGAGACCGTGACCCGGGTCAATGGCACCGAGATTACCGCTACTCAGGATCTGTTTTATCGACGCTACCCCAACCTGAAGCGCAACTCACCGGTACCCGTCTGGTTCACAGGGGCAGCCCTCAACGGAGCGCCGCTGGATGGCATGTACGTGCGCACCCCGGAACATGCCCGCTATTTCGAGACTATAGGCAGCCCCAAGTACAGCGGCCAGGAAGTGGTGCCCGAGCAAGGCTACTTCCTGGAAAAGGCAGTGATCCCCGGCCTGGGCTACTACGGCACCGCCTACTACCGCTCAGTGACTCCGGTCGGCGAGCAAGAGGGGCAGGCCTCCTACCCGTACGAACACGAGGCAGGCTACAACGCCAGCATTGCCGCGGGAAATCTTGGCTACCCGCATGCGTTCCCCGCAGGGCAGTACGTGGTCCGCTACTACCGCTCCAAGGGCGGGGAGCTGGTCCGGGAAGAGACTGTGCAGCTGGGTGACGCTGCGCCGCCACCCAATACTCCACCGGTCGCTATGATCGGGTTGTCGCAATCGGTCTTTACTGACACCGACGGGGAACCCGGTGAAACGATTGATTTAGCCGGCACGGCAGAAGATGCCGACGGCGTGGTTGAGATTGTGGAGTGGCTGCTCGACGGTGAGCTGGTCAGCACCCTCCTGGAAGCCCAAGTGCTTGTCAGTGATGGCGAGCACGACCTGGAGCTGCACGTGACGGACGACGACGGTGACACCGCCATCGATGCCGCCACCATCACGGTGGAGCCGGCACCGGTAGAACCGCCCGAGGTGATCCTGAAGGAAGACATACTGCAGATCCTCGAGGACGGCTTCGACGGCATTCTGGATCAGATTCGGGCGCTGTAGTGACCGCCCCGGTTATCGAAAATTTTTCAACGTTCAAACAGGAAGAAACCACAGCCCTTGCCGTCAATGACCCGTCGGGTGTCTCTGTCGGTGACCTGCTGCTGCTGCCAATCAACGCCGGTGACAGCACCGTTGCTTTCGGCGGCCTGAGCAACTTCACGTCGATAGCTGATGACACGTATTCGTTCGGTGTCGCCCGCTCGGGGTTGTACTACCGAATAGCGGATCGGACTGCCGCCGATTCGGTGACCATCACACGGGCCAGCGCCCAGTGGACCGCCGCGACGATGTACCGGATCAGCGGCGTAGACACGGAAAACCCGATCCACAAAAGCACACTCTCTGCAGATCGGTTCAACGGGGATCCGCTCACCTCGGACTCAGTAACAACGACGGTTGATGACTGCCTGATCATGGTCTTCTCGGGATCCTCAATCTGTAAGATTGGGTCGACCTTCACCGTCAGTGAGGGCTCACTGGACCAGCACGAAGACTGCTTCCCGTTCCTGATGGCGAATAAGGCACTTACCGGCCAGGCCACCGACGGGGACTGGGACTTTGCGGTAAGCGGCGCTGGCATCTACCAGCGGACCCAGTTTATGACCATTGCAATCGCACCTGGTGCGGCGCCAGCTGGCAGGTCGGTTAATTCAAGCCTTATTCACCGCATGCCCATGCGGCACATGCTTACGAGGTAAACAATGCGACGCTACTCCGTTTCGTTCACTGAAGTGTCAGTTACAGCCCAGCAGGACCTGTTTCAGCTGGAAGCCAACACCGTGCCGCTCATCCTGCTTGGCGTGTTTCTCAGCCAGTCGGGTGACGTGGGTGACGCCGAGGCAGAAGGCCTTTCGATTCAGATTGCCCGGGTCACTGACGCGGTGACCAACGACGTGGCAGAAGTTCTCCTTGACGGTGGTGACGGCGCTGCCAACGCGGACCTGGCAATCAACGAGACCACCGAGCTGACTACCGGGAAAACGGTACTGCATTCGGAGGTCTGGCACGTGCAGAACGGCAGTTTTATCTACCTGCCGACACCTGAAATTCAAATTGTGGGAGAGGTGAACAATGCCCTGGTGGTGAATCTGAACACGACGCCAGCTGATGCCCTGGTGATGAGCGGTACCTGTTATTTCGCTGAAATGGGCAGTTAACCATGGGTTATGGCGTTTTCCGGCGCCGGCCCTGGCATCACTACTACCTGAGACGCCGGCCTGCAACCAGGCCGTTTAAGGCTGCCACCGGCACAATCGCCAGCAGCGCGGTTGCCTCGGCATCGCTGTCGACGCTCTCTGGCAGGCTTACCCAGGTCCAGGCCCAGGCTGAAGGGGGGTTCTCGGAGCAGCACACCACTGCCAGGAACCCGGGCCTGGACACCCAGGCAGCCGGCGGCAGTGTCTATCAGCACACCAGCAGCCGCTCCCGGAGCATCAGCAGCCAGGCGCAAAGTGACGATAGTCACCAACACGCCACGGGCAGGAATGGGCAAGGGGTTGCCGAGGCAGTCGGCTCGACCCAGGTTGTTCACACAACCGCCAGGTCAGGCCAGATTGCCAGCACGGCCAGCTCGTCGACGAGCGTCAGCGGATCCGCCGCACCATCGCGGTCTACGTCGGCCGAGGCGAGCTCGTCAACGGTCTTCGTCCACACGACGAGCCGTAGCAATCAGCTGAGCACCACGGCAGCTGGTGACGATAGTCACCAACATGCCACGGGCAGGAATGGGCAGGAGGCTTCCGAGGCAGCAGGCTCGACCCAGGTTGTTCACACAACCGCCAGGTCAGGCAGCATTGCCAGCTCAGCAACAGCGACGGCAGCGCTGTCCACGTCGGCCGAGCCGGCGCGCACAACGTCAGCCACCGCGTCTGGCAGCTCGTCGTTCGCGCACACCACCAGCCGATCTAACCAGGTTGTCACCGCCGCCGACGGTGAGCACACGCTGGAGCACGCCACTGGCAGGACAGCGGCGACCAGCTCCCAGGGGTCTGGCAGCGGCACTGTGCAGCACAGCCCGGGCAAGACTGGGCAGAGCTCGACCCAGGCAGCCGATGGTAGCGCCCTGGCCCACACGACTGGGCGATCAGGCCAGATTGCCAGTTCAGCCAGCTCAAGTACGAGCATTGAAGGCAGCACTGCGGTCATTGCCTTTGGCAGCATCAGCAGCCAGGCCACGGCACAGGCATCGCTATCGCATGTTGCCGGCAGGCAGGCCTCTGCCGTCAGCGAGGCGCAAGGCAGCTCGACGAGTGCTCATGAGACCGCCAGGTTTGGCACGGTCACGACGGCGGCCACTGCTGCCAATGATGAGACCGTCACCACAAGCCGCAGCGGATCCACGGCAAGCCAGGCGTCGGGTGGTTTCGCCTTCACCTACATTGGCTACAACGAAGCCGATGTGATCAGCACCATCGCGCTGACCGGCTCGATTGTTTCGGCGGTGAGTGTGACAGGAACAATTACGCAGGAAATCGCCGTGAATGGATACCTGGAACCCGCCGCATGATTGAGATCTACGAGAACGAGAAAATAGTTTTCTCCGTGACCACGGACGAATCGATCACCGGCGCCACCGAGCTGAAGTATGTGCTGGCCAAGCAGCGCAAGAGCCCCACGGCTGTGATCACTAAGACCCTGGGCAGTGGCGTGACCATCACTGGCTCAAACACCTTCACTGTCGAGCTGGATCCGGAAGACACCGACGGCAAGGCCGGCACCTACCAGCACCAGGCCAGGGTGACCGATGCCACCGGAGATCCCAACACCATCAGGTTGACCGATGAGGTCGTGAAGATTCACAAAACATACGCAGACTGACCGAGGACGAGAAACATGCCTTTTACAATTGCAGGACTGAACAAGATGCTGGACAACCTGGGTGCCGTGGAAGCGAGGTTGCACGATGGCTACCCGGATGACGCTGGTGACAACGAGCTGACGATTGCCTCACCTGAGATCTACAGCCGCCAGTCAATCGCGTTTTCTGCCGCATCAGCAGGAGCCATCGATAGCAGCAGCCAGCCTGCCTTCGATGTGCCAGCCGGCACGACACTGCGCTGGGTTTCACTGTGGGATAACTCCAGCCCACAGACCTGCCTGCAGTTCGCTCCCCTGGGAGAGAGCCAGCTGACCTACACGGTCGACTCTGGCGCAGACACCATTGACTCCACGTCCCACGGGCTGAGCAATGATGACCTGGTGGTGTTCTATGCAGGCACTGCACCAGGTGGGTTGACGGAAGGCCAGGTCTATCACGTGATCAATGCCAACGCCAATGACTTCCAGGTGGCAGCCACGCAGGGTGGCTCGGCCATCAACCTGACCGACACCGAGAACGGCTCCAAGCTTTCGCAGATTGTTCCGGAGACCTACGGCGCCCAGGGTACCTTCACCCTGTCTGATGCGGATCTGTCACTGACTCGCTAAGCCTATGCCAAAGGCCATCCCCCTCTACCGCAACCTGTTTGCTAAGACCAAGCCGAGGCGACGCCACGGCTGGGATCACGGCCGCAGGACGACAACCAGTCGAGGGTATGGCTACCAGTGGCAGCGGCTGCGTAAGCAGATCCTGGTCAGGGATTCGTACCTGTGTCAGCCCTGCAAGCGGCGGGGTGTGTTGCGTCAGGCCACCGAGGTCGACCACATCAAGCCCAAGGCCCAGGGCGGGCAGGACAACGAAGAGAACCTGCAATCTATCTGCAAAGCCTGCCATCAGAGCAAGACTGGCAGCGAACAGAGGGTCGAAAGTGGCACCGCTACAGCCCAGTAACCATGCGGGGTAGGGGCGGGTCAAAACTTCAGACGGGTACCCGGACTGACCGCCGCCCAGTCTAATTTTTTTGTCGACAGAATTTTAGGATCAGCCAATTTTGGGACGCCACCGACAACCGAGAGAAAAAGCGAAGGCCAACGGGGCGTTCGATGAGCACCCGGGCCGGTACGGCGAGGAAGAACCGCCGAAGCATTCCGAGCCGCTTGGCGATCCGCCGAAGTTCCTGACCGCTGCACAGAAAAAACTCTGGCTCGAGATCGCCGACTGCGGGCTGCCCGAAGTTTTTACCAAGGGCGACAGGCTCTCGGTGGAGCAGGCCGTGCTCCTGCTGGCCGAAGTGCGCGACGCGGAGAAACACAACAAGACCGTGCCCCGCCAGCGAAAGGCCTGGAACGAACGGCTCAAGCAACTGGAGGCCAAGTTCACAGCCGAGAAAACAGCAACCGGGCGGAAGGCCGCCCAGGCAGCAATCAAAAACCACCACAAAATCTATCCACTCTACCAAAGAGTGCCGACTGCGAGGCTTCAGCTGCTTCGCGGGTATTTCGCCACGTTCGGCATGAACCCGACAGACCGCCAACGGCTGCGGGTTCCGGAGCTCGGCGACAAACCTGGCAAGACTGATGGTTTTATCCCGCTGCACTAATGAGTCGTAGCGATGAAATCAGGTGTCGAGCGGTGCAACGACTTCGTGGAGGCCGTACTCAGCGGCAAGCTGGCTGCCCCGGAAACAGTCAAGCAGGCCTGCGCCAGGTACCGGGCCGATTTCGATAATCCCAAATTCATCTTCGATGAGTTCGCCGCCGATGCGGCTGTCCACAATATCGAGCGGTTCAAACACCCGAAAGGGCGGTGGCAGGGTAAGCCGGTGGTTCTTGAGAACTGGCAGTGCTTTGTCGTGTGCAATTTATTCGGCTGGAAGCGCAGGGCAACCAAGCTGCGCCGGTTCAGACGGGGTTACCTGCGGGTGCCTCGAAAAAATGGAAAGACGATGCTGGCAATTCTGATAGCCCTGGTGATGTTCGGGCCCGATATGGAGCCCGGCGCGGAAGTCTACCTGGGCGCCACGGGCCAGGACCAGGCTGACGAGCTGCTGTTCTACCCGGCTAAATTCATCGTCGAGCAGTCACCGGAGTACAAGAAGCATTTCGGCGTCGAGGTACGTGCAAAAAGCCTGGTGATTCCGGCCAACTTTTCAAAGTTCCGGTCGGTCATCCGCAAGCCACCGGATGGCAGTAACCCACACTGCGCCATCGTGGATGAATACCACCTGCATGACGACTCGAGCCAGGTGGACACGTTCGACACCGGCATGGGTGCGCGTGAAGAGCCCTTGATGCTGATCACGACTACGGCTGGCAGCAACTTGAGCGGACCGTGCAAGGAGTACGACGACGATTGCCTCGATCTACTCGAGGGTAAGTTCGAGCACGACTCCCGCTTCGTGATGATCTATGCCCTGGATAAAGACGATTCCTGGGAAGATCTCGAGAGCTGGCTGAAGGTCAATCCGAATGCCGGCCTGACGGTGGACGTTGAGTTCCTGCAGGACCAGCTCGCCGAGGCCAGGCGTAACCCGAGTAAGCAGAATGAGCTGCGGACCAAACATGCCAATGAATGGGTGGGGGCAGCCACCACCTGGTTGAACATCCTGCTGTGGCAGCGGCAGTCGAAGCCCAGCCTGTTCGAGAAATTCAGGGACTGTCCCTGCTACGGCGGGGTTGACCTGGCCACCCGGAACGACGCCAACGCGGTCAGCCTGATTTTCAAGAACGAAGACGGCGAGTATTTCCAGTACATCAGGCTCTATGTGCCCGAAGGGGCAGTGCGGAAAAATCCGAAATACAAAACATTCGTCAACAGCGGGGAAATGATTGTCACCCCGGGTGAGGCCACCGACCAGGCGCGGATCGAGGAAGACATTCTGGCCATGCAGGAAGAATTCGATGTGCGCGGCTGGGGCTTTGACCCCTACCAGGGCGCGTACATCATGCGGCGCTGCTACGAGCAGGGCTTGGAGGTCGTTGAGTACGGGAACACGGTGAAGAATATCTCCCCGCCCATGAAAGAGGTCGAGGCCCTGGTCGAGGAAGGCACGTTCTACAACGACGGCAACGCCGCCATGACCTGGATGGTCGGCAACGTGGTTTGCTTCGTGGACGTGAAAGACAACATCTTCCCGCGAAAGCAGAATCGACACGACAAGAAATCCAAAATCGATGGCCCGGTTTCCATGTTCATGGGCGTAGGGATGTGGCTTGCCGACGAAGGCGATGACGAGATCGGGATGACCTATGTTTAAGATTTTCAGAGCGTCCAAGCTGGAGCAGCGACTCGAAGAGCTCGAGGGCCAACTGAGAGAAAAAGAGGAACAGGGCGGCCGCGACTTCCTGGAAGTGATCGAAGCGCTGGATGAGCAATTCTCATCGTCAAACCCGAGCGGGATCCACGTGACCACCGCGCGCGCCATCCAGCAGCCCACCGTCTGGGCTTGTGCGCGGATTATCTCGGAGATCATGGCATCACTGCCTATCCTGGTGCAGACGCGCCAGGGTGGCAGCTGGAAGACGGCAGAGCAGCACGATGCCCAGGAGCTGCTGTACGAGCCGAATGAGTGGATGACCAAGCACGAGCTGATCTCGTTCCTGGTGGTCTGGTCGGAGCTGCGGGGTAACAGTTTCCTGTTCAAGAACACGGTGGCCAGCGGCAAGGTGAAGCGCTTGCTGCCCCTGGAAGGCAACTCGGTGACCGTGGATATGTCCTCGGACTGGAAGCTGAGATACCAGGTCGGCTCGCTCCAGCAAAGTGGAATCTACGACGGCCGGAAAATTTTCCATCACCGCAACTTCGGCGTCGAAAGCCACGTGGGTCTATCCACCATCGGCAACCACCGAATGGGTATTTCCGTGGCGCTTCAGCTCCAGGAGCACGCTGCGTCGGCCTACAAGAACGGCCTGCAGACCAGTAAATGGGTATCCGGTAACAAGCCTGCCGGCAAAGATCGGGTCGAGGACCTGAAAAAGCAGCTGGCCAAGTTCCAGGGAGCCACTAACGCCGGGAAGATCCCCTTTATTCCCCACGACTTCACGCTGAATGAGGCCAAGGGCATCAGTGAGGTGGACGCCCAGTACATCGAATCCAGGAAGATGCAGAAACAGGAAATTGCCTCGATTTTCGGTGTGCCGCTGTTCCTGCTGAACGACACGGAGAAATCAACAACCTGGGGATCCGGCCTCGAGGAGTTAAGCCGCTCATTCGTGCGGTATTCCCTGGGTCCCCGCTTTAACCGCCTGTCGGAAACCCTGGTCAAGCAGCTGATTTCCGCCAGAGAAAAGCGGACCACACGCTTTAAGTTTGATACCACCGAATTCACGCTGGGTGAGTTCAAGGAACGGATGGAAGGCTACAAATCCAGCATTGAAAGCGGTGTTTTCAATCCGAACGAGGCACGGCAAATCGAGGGTTACAACCCACGGGAAGGCGGTGATGAGTACCGCAAGCCCCTGAACATTGGCATGGACGGTGAGGATCCGGACGACGAGCCTGAACCAGAGCCGGTGCCGGTACCCGACGACGATGAAGACGAAGACTGACAGGTGAAGCTATGAAAAGAAGGTACGCCGTAAGGCCGCTCGAGATCAAGGCAGCTGATGACGAGGGCAAATTCAGTGGATACGGCTCGGTGTTCGATGTCATCGATTCCTATCACGACATTATCGTGCCTGGTGCGTTCGAACAAACCATTGAAGAGCACAAAAAGGCCGGCACGGCGCCGGCGCTGCTGTGGCAGCACCAGTCCGACAAGCCCATCGGTGTCTGGGAGAAGTTTTCCGAAGACGAGACAGGCCTGCTGATGGAAGGGCAGCTGTTGATGGACGTGCAGCTTGCCAAAGAAGCCAAATCACTGATCAAGGCCAAGGCAGTGCGCGGCCTGTCGATAGGCTTCACCGTCCCGAAAGGCGGTGAGGAATACGACAAGGAACGCAACGTCTGGATTATTAAACAGGTTAACCTGTGGGAGACGTCCATTGTGACGTTTCCTGCCAACAAAGACGCCCAGATTCAGGAGGTAAAACACCTCATTGAATCTGGGCAATTCCCATCCATTCGCGAATTTGAACGCTATCTCATGCACGACGCTGGGTTTAGTCGGTCACAGGCGCGGACGGTTTTAAATGACGGCTACAAATCGTTACTCAAGCACGACGCTGAAGACGAAATCTCAGCCAAAATTGATGAAATGATTAAGGAGTTAAGCTAATGCCAGATCCAGTATTGGAAAAGCTTGGCGAGCTGGATAAAACCTTCCGGGGCTTGAATGACAAGACCATGGAAGAGCTCAAAGAGCATGGGACCCAGCTCTCGACCACGGTCGAGAAGCTGGAAAACGTCGAGAAAGATATCGACAAACTGGAAGAAGAACACCAGAAGCGCCTGGACGATATCGAGCTGCGTCTCGATACGCCGGCTCAGGATCGCAGTGACATTTCCGACGCGGAGAAGAAGCACGTCGATGCCTGGGAGGCCTGGATGCGGGCACCGCAAAGCCAGAAGGCCATCAACAGCCTGCTGGAGGCCACCGAGGAAGTCGACCGCGAGTTCGGCAGGAAAGAGGTCACCACGACCGTCACTGCCTCTGGTGGCTACGCTGTCCCGGAAGTGATCGCCCGCAAGATCGGCGAGAAGGTCCAGGATATCTCTGACATGCGCCGGCTTGTCCGGGTTCAGCAAGTCGGCACCAGCGACTACAAGGAACTGGTGGACGTCAACGGCGAAGAGTCCGGCTGGGTTGGTGAGACCGGTACGCGCAGCGAGACCGGCACACCGCAGCTCGCCGAGTGTGCGCCCACCATGGGCACGCTCTATGCCTATCCCAAGACGACGGAAGAGTCGCTCGACGATATCTTCTTCGATGTGCAGGCCTGGCTGATCAGAAAGGCCTCCGTGTCGTTCGCGATCAAGGAAGGCGAAGCGTTCATTACCGGCAACGGCACCAACAAGCCTACCGGCTTTCTGAATGGTGCCCCGTCGGTACTGGGTGATGAAGAGAGCTCTGGCTCACCGCTGACCCCACGTCCCTACGGCACGATCCAGTACGTGCCCACCGGATCCGCCTCGGGTTTTCTCAACAACCCGACCGGCTCGCCGCTCTCGTTCGGTGGCGATGTGTTCATCGATATCGAGCAGGAAATGAAGCCCGCCTACCGGCGCAATGCACGCTACCTGATGAACAAGTCCACGCTGAAGCTTGTGCGCAAGTTCAAGGATTCAGACGGTAACTACGTCTGGCAGCGGAGCATGATCCTGGGCCAGCCCAGCACGATCAACGGCTACGCGGTCGAGGAAATGGAAGCGATGCCCAGCGTGGGCTCGAATGCGTTTCCGGTGGCGTTCGGTGACTTCGAGGAGGGCTACCTGGCAGTGGATCGGACCGGTCTTCGAATCAGCATCGATTCGAACATCACCACGCCTGGTTACGTGAAGTACTACCTGCGCAAGCGCCAGGGCGGCAGAGTCTACAACGACGATGCCATCAAGGTGATGAAGTGCGCCACGAGCTGATCAGCTAACAACTGATAAATCAACGTCAACAACAAAGCGGGCTCCGGAAGGGGCCCGCTTTTTTATTGGAGAACACAATGATCAAAGCAAAGGTGACCAAGAAATTCCGTGGCGTGATCGATGGGCAGTGCTTGCCCCAGGATATCCACCCGGGCACACAGATTACCGGTGATTTGGCTCGTGTCGCGATCCAGGAGGGTTGGGCCGAGCGGGTTGAAACCGGTGAACCAGACAGGCTGAAAGGCCAGGCAAGCGACCCGGGGAGCGACGATTCCAAGAGTCAGGAAGGCGACCAGGGAGACGACGATTCCAAGAACCAGGCAGGCGACCAGGCAAGCGACGATTCCAACGGCCAGGAAGGCGAC